AATCATAATTAGCATCAGCTTTTATTACTTTAAACATTTCTTTCTCCTAAAATAAAGGGGCGTTAAGCCCCATATATTATATTATATTTTTAACCAGCTTGGTCGAGCTGGTCTATCTTCATTGATAAAGTCATACTCTCTCAATGCTTTTCTATATGCTTTTATCTCAGCAAATTTCTCAGTTTCTCTTACTTCAACACCATTAAATGTTGCATCTTCGACCATTAACCAATCTGTTAACTCTAAGATTTTATTTCTCCATTGGCGTTCATAAAAAGACAATAAATTAAAATGCCTTTTTATTTCGTGCTTTATTTTGATTTTATCTTCTTCCGTTATTTCAAGATTATCAATATACTCATCTGATAAATCAGTGTGAGTAACATCGTCAATAGTATAAACATATTGACGCTTTTTTGGTTCTATATAATAGACTTGCATTATTACTCCTTTTACACTGGGTTATTAAGTTTTGTTCTTGCTGTAACATTTGAGTCCATAGAATAATAATTATATCCACGACTAGGAACACCTGCATAAACATAACCTGATTTGAATCCTATTCTGAATTTACCATTATTAGGACTATTAAAACCACCAAATGTGCTTTGTAGGTTTTCAAGCCTTATATAGTTTATTCTCCAAGTTTCTGTATTATCAAACATAGAACTTCTTAAAGCCCAAGAAACTCCAGCAAATGTGAAAAACTTCTCATTCTCAACATCAGTGTTGCCATAAGGTCCACCATTATTTACAGGATCAAGACTAACTTCTATTGTATCTAAAACAGTGTTTGTTACGTGAGAAACTAATTCTATATATACAGAAGGCATTTCTTGGTAAACTCTACCTGTAGCTTTAAAGCTATATGGTGATTGTTCTAATGTTATAGTGCCTTGAGGTATTGTCGGAAATTTAGTCCTTAACTCACTTATTTCACCTTCATTCTCAAATGAAGGAATTACTTTACTATCAAAGAAAGTGTAAGAGCTTCTATTTGGTTTAAATGTAAAAGATAAATCTATATTTTCTTGAACTGCAACAGGTATACTAGGGTAACTAACATAATATGTTATTGTACCGTTATTGTACGGGTCTGCAAGAATCTGTTGTTGACTTGCATATATTGTTGAACCAATAATAGTTCCACCAACAAATGTGCCAGATTCCATTTCTGCTCCATAAATGTAAGAACCTCTAAAATCAGCTCCTGACAAAGTCCCTTTAAAATATCCAGTTTCTGCTTGAATATTACCTTCAATATCAGCACCTCTAGCTCTTATTACACCATTATAATCTACAGTCATAGGAGAACTTGCTGGCACATTACCACCTGCAAAAATTCTAGTGCCTTTATAATCTTCATTACTGTCATCACCATTTAATCCAACTATATTACTCTCACCTATAATAATATCAGATATTAAGTCTATATCATTTTCGCTGAATATTATTTGGTCTCTACCTATACTTTCAGAAGTAAACATCTTATCGTCACATAAGTAATAATTTTTATTTGCATCTTTTGCATAGAATCTATACATAGTGCCTTTATACCCTACATAAAATTCATTTGGTATATTATCCAACCTGTATTGAAAACTTTCCCAAGGTTCATATCCAGCCACTTTAAGTATATCAACATCAACTTGTGGTAAAAACCCCAATGCACTACCAGATTCTTCTTCATCTCTTGCAGGACTACCAGGTTGCCTATTCCAGTCGTCAGGATTTGTTCTTAACCATTCAATCCTAACTCCAAAAGCCATTAAATCTCTATCATAAGTACTTTCAGTCCACGAATTTTGACCATCAATTATGGTTTCACTAGTGAGTTTATTAGGATAAACTGAAATACAGTCATTTGTGTATCCAGTAAAGAAATCAGTGTAAGTTCTAATCTCTATAATAGAATCATTAAAACCATCTAAGTCAGAAACAGTCTCACCGTTTTCACCTATAACATCTGAAACTTGACCTGCAATTATAGTTGTATCAGAACGTATTTTACCACCTTCTATACTATTTGCAGCAATTCTATCAGCGTCAAGTGTTCCTGTTGTTATAGCACCAGCATCAAGCTCTTTAATAACAGCACTTCTCAATATTAATTGATCTGTAATACTGTCAAAATAGAATGCGCCTTGATATGTATTTCCAAGAACTAATGACCATTGTATTTCTGAATCTGGTGGAAAATCACCTGTTGAAGATTCAAAGCATTGATATAACTGTTGAACGTCTGGTGCAATAGTTACAGTAACTTTATCACCAATATTATAAGTCTTAGTAGAATCCCACTCAGTATAACCACCAGCACTTATAACAAATTCATCAGCAGCAAAAATAGCTTTTGTGTTTCCAGTTCCTTCTGGTGCGTATAAACCAAAACCTGCAACTTTATCTTTACTTGGATTTGTAGTCGATATAACTAACTCACCAACTTCATTACTTGCATTATCAGGGTTTCTTATTTGGTCTAACTCGTCATTAAACTCAGGTCTAATACTATCTATTGATTGTTTAGTAGCTGTAATTTCAGCAGACCAGTTAAGATTGTTATTGTCAAAAACGTCACGTGCTGCAACATTGTAGTAATAAACAGTCCCTACTGGATCAGCGTCTGGTAAAATATCTGTATAGAAACTACCAACGACATTGATATATTCATAAGAACCATTAGCACCAGCTTTTCTTCTAAGTGTTGTTGAAAAATAATCACCTTCGGTTGAAGTATCCCAACGAATAGAAACAGAACTAAACTGATTATCATCAGCAGTTACGCCACTAAGTTGTGGATGTTGTGTATTTGTTCCTGTTGAACTTGACCCTGTTGATAATTGTGATTTACTGCCATCATTGGCTACAATAAATACTTCAGCTTTAACTATTCTACTTGTTCCATTGGTTGTATTTTCGTCAAATGTATATGTAAATTTACTATCAACACTCTTATATCTTTTCTTAAATAAAGAATCGTGATATATTACAATCTCATAGTGTGAGAAATAATCTTTAACTGTTGGATTGCTTGGAGCTTTTGGATCTGGGTTTAAAGGTAATGATACAGCTTCGTCAAGCATATTATCCCAAGTAATATCAAAGTCTTTTGATACAGGGACAACACTAGTACCAGTTACAGGTGGCAATGTTCCGAAACTTGAAACTTGCTGATTTAATAATTCTGTAAATACACTAGAGCCGTAAAGATTTGAGTATGTAGCAACTCTAAAATCATAACTGTCATAAGGTAACAAAGGAAACTCAAAAGAAGTTGTATCAACTCTACCAACTGAAACCCAAGAACTAGAACTTGATTTTTTATATTCAACAATAAAACTTGAATCAGTCTCAAAATATGTTCTTTGCCAAGATAGAGTAGCACTCGAATTTAAGCCAGTATTATACTGATTAAATACTAAATTCACTGGTGGAGCTACATCAACTGTCTCTGGTGGTCTTTCGCTTGGTGGTGTACCTACCAAATCAGAACTGTATATACTGTTGTCGTGTTCTTTACATAAAACAGTAGCAACATTATATTCTTTATCAGAAAATCTTGAAGTAATCTCAATAACTCTAAATTGTTTTTTATCCCAACCCAATTCAAGATTTGTAACTTCAATGACGTCAAAAATGTTTATTGGGTCTTCATCTAAATCAATCTCAAAATCAATCTCTTTCTGAAACTTTTGTCTGTTTAATTCAACGTTAGTTAAATATCTAATTTGTGAATTTACGTTATTAGTGTCATTACCAAACATTCTAACCATTGGTAAATCTAATGTACCAGTTTCCAAGTATCCATCTTGTTGTATTTGAGATGGATAATCAGGTGATTGTGCTTCTGGATATAGATTAGCTGGCACAACGTATGTATCAGTCTGATCTAATAAATCTGCGTTTTTATAGTTAGTTTCTACACAGTTTACATATTGACCAGAAGATTGTTCTTTAATGTTTATATTTTTGTTTAATATATTATCTAATCCACCTTCTGATTCTGGTAAAGAGTCAAAACTTGCAACTGGTAAAGCTGCATCTTGGTATAATAAATGAAACTTATTATTTATTATAATTGGTGTTATACCTGCTGACTTACATATATTATCAATGTTTGTGGCAAATGTTTCACCTTGATTTAGTTGTCCATCGACTTTAAATCCTTTACTGTCACACCAGTTAGCTGCGTTGATAAATGAGTTAATATCAATAAACTTGTAATCTATTTTCATACCGTAGTATGTATTAGTTATATAATCTAAAGCAACAAGAGCAGGGTTTCTTCCACATTCTGGATTAACACCAGAAGCGTGTCTGTATTGTTTAACTGCTGGATCTCCACCACGTCTTGGGTCATAAACTGGCACACCTTCCGCTAAAGCATTAACTTTAAACGTATCACCCATAATTCTGATAGATTCATCGTCAATAATTCTTTTTGAAGTTACTGCAATTGCTGCAACATAATCACCACGCATCGCAGTTGTCCACTCTCCATCAGAGTTTTGGATAGCCAAATTCATTGGAGTACCTACTGGTAAACCATTTATATAATTTGTTCCAATTGGTTCACCTGTCCTAAGTTGAATACTACACTGTTTCTCAAAACCGTTCTTTAGGTTTCCTTCAGTAAAGGTTAGTGAATCTATATCTGTTGTTTCTCTTTTAGGATTATCATCTACAAGAACTTCAACATCATCAATTAACACTTGTTTTATAGAACTTACTGCAACACCTAAACTAAATATATCAAGTCTAGTTGAAGAATCATTATCTTTTACATTACTATAAACAATTGTAGCACCTGTAAGACACTCACCATAAACAACATCTCTTGTTGATTGTGTACCTGCTTTATTTACCAATGAACCAGTATCACTTGGCTCAACATCAGTATTTAAAGTCATTGAGTAAATTGTTGTACCTGCTGATATTGCTAAGGCAATGTAAGGTATCGCTTCTGCCATCTTAGTTCTCCTTTTTGACGTATAGTAGATTTTCTTTGTCGTTATAGAATATTGAAGTATCTACCAATATAAATTTATCATTTACTAATGTTAGTGTTTTATTTCCCAAACATATTGATATATGCTTATCTTTAATAAAGAAATTACCTGCGCTTGCCATTTTATTATTATTTATTCTTTTGTAATTTCTTTTTGATTTTATATAATCTAAAATAGAAAAATAGCCAGTAAGTTTATAAGCCAATTTTCCACCTGCCTCAAATGTCTTATAATTGTTTAACATTTTTTTATATACTTCATTCTCGTATATTTCCATCCAAAGTATATTGCAATCATATTCACCTATCGCAAATTCTTTGTTGTGGTATTTACTAACTATCTCTATCATTTTTATCTCTCTTATTTTTATGATATCCAATCTTCTTCTATGGACGTTGAAGCAACGAACTTAAAGAATTGGTCAGGTTCATAATCTCCATTCATATTATAGCTATGTATTGAAGAGTGTGTAGCATAACTACTACGTGTTAAATCTGGTGTCTTTTCCAAGTCTCCCCAGATAGACACAGTAGATACACCTATGGTCATTGTTCCTTGTTCGTAATCAATCTCAGTAATTGGAGTATCACAAGTTCCTGCGTGAATAACAACTGCATTAGTAATAACATTTGTATTATCTTCTAAGTCTGCTGCTAATATTCTTATAGGTGCTTTTTTGAATCCATTTTGGTCAATCTCTTGACGGTATGCTGGATCTATTCCTGAAAGTGTTACTGTTGTACCTAGTGATGCTATTTCGGCTGTGTTTTGTATATCATCAACAGATATTAAATCACCAACACCATCCCAAGTATAACCTTCATACTCTACATCGTGCATTGCTGTTGTTAACCTATGGAATCTACCAGCAGGTGCTGCTGTTAAATCTAATTCCAGTAATAATATTTTTTTCATTATAATACCTCGTTCCATTCCATAGTTGATTCAATAATAAATCCATTTTCTGTAAAATCTACTGTTTGTGAATCTTCTTTAAATCTAGCTGTAATTACAGGGTTAATAAACTCTATTGTAGAATTTACTAAAATATCTTGTCTTAAAGCTGGATATATTATTGCTGTTTCACCACCAACAACAGTGTTTAATATGTAATATATCTTAGTGTCGTTAGGAACTGTAAAACAACTACCTGCAAAGATAGTTCCTGTAAATGCTGATAATTGTAGTTGATTTTGTCCAACCGTTGCCCCAACCGTTATGGTTGGGTTGGCAACTAAATCTTCTGACTTGAAATGTCTTGGTAAATCTAATACAAATGAGCCATAACTTCCTTGAAGTGTTAATAAAAATGCATTCCATTCTTTCTGGTCTTGTATAGTTTCACCAATAGTGATATCACAAGTACCTTCAAGTCTATGCAATCCACGTGCTTTAACTTTTTCTTTAAGGTTCAGAGATTCTGTCTTAAAGTTTGGTGTATTATGTGTAATACTTACATTACTAATCAATGCTCCTGAAGGTAACTGCATTTCATTCTCCTATTTATTTTCTACGTGTCATTGGTCTTTCTTTTTCTGTTTTTCTTACAGAGCCAGCAATTGTTGTTCTATGTTTAACCAACATAGCATCAAACTCTTTTGGATCAATGATATTTTTATCTGAAAGATTTAAAGGTGCATTAATAACATAATTATTAGGCTTGCCCATACTTTCTGATTTTTGTTTATTTAGATAAGCTGTTAAGTCTTTATTAGCTTCAGGTTGAACCACACGCTCACCTTTGTCTAATATCCAAGAACCTTCCTGTTTAACTTCATCCATACCATCGTGCGCTTGACCAACGGCAACTGATTTAACTTGTGCTATCGCCCCACCAACTTGCAATGCTGCGTTTGCTGCAACAAATGCTTTACTATACCAAGGTAATGATTCATCACCCCAAGCTTGTGCAACTGCCGCTTGTTGTTCTACTAACATATTAGCAATAGCTGTGCTTTGGTTAAATGCAAATGCTGCAAGAGCAAGTGACTTACTTTGTTCTGCAAAACCTTCTAGACCTTGTCCTATTTTTTCCATAGTTCCAAGTTCTGTTGCTATCTTAGCTTGATTTAAAGCAATTGTTCTTTGTAATGCTTGTTCTTCGTAAGCTGTTTTCTCATCTTGATATTTTTTCTCAATAGCTTTCTTAGCAGCTTCATATTCTTCTGTCGCTCTTAGTTTTGCGTCAAAACCTTCTTCAAGAGCAATCATTTCAAGTTCTTGATTCAATTCTATTTGCTCCAGAGAACCTTCTGTCACTGCCATTTCTCTCAATTGGTTTTTTTTATCTCTAAACTCTTTCTCTTTGTCAAGCTCTTCTTGTCTTTGTTTCATATATAACTCAGCAGATTTTTTAGCGTGATTATCTAATAATCTTTGTTCTGCATCTTGATAAGCTTGAGTCTCACTATATTTTGCACCATAAGTGTCTCTCAACATTTGTAGTTCTTTATAGTATCTATTTTTAAGACCCTCTAATGAATTTGAGTTATAATCTTGACCAATTTTAGCAAGTTCTTTATTTGCATCTGCTGTTAATTTAACTTTTTCTACTTCCATCTGTTCTGTGACTTCGGCAGTTTTTTTGATTTTGTTTTCCAGACTTTGTATCTTAACCATTGTTTCTTCAATACCTTCTGGATTAGCAACAACCTTGTATTCAATATCTTTACCAGCAACATAACTATATTTACTCACAGTCTTAAATTCACCTTTAAGTTTTTTAAGATTCATTCTCTGAATAAACAATTCATTGTTTAACCCTTCTAGAGTTCCTTTTTGTTTTTCTATTGCTGTAACACCACTGAATGAGCTTTGTAGGTCTTTTGCTACTTTATCTCCATAATCGCTAAATTGATTCTCAGCGTCTTTTGGTAAAAGTTCATTGATATTTTTTATTATGTTTGTGTATGCATTCATTATAGGTGCAAGTGCATTTGTTGCCATAGCTCCTAAATTATTAAACAATAATGAAACTTGGTTTGATAAATCATCAAATGCTTTTATTGAAGTTTCGCTTGCAACTATTGATAATGACTTGTATTCTTCTGCAAGTTTAGCAACTTCTTCACCGTTTTCTGCTAACATTCTAGCTGTTCTTGAAGAGTCGTTACCTAGTGACTCCATAACAAATACCATCTGTGACATTGGTACTTTTGCTTTTTTCATTTCGCTTACCAAGCGTTGTGTAACTTCTGGACCCGATAAGTATTGTAACTCTTGTGCTAATGCTTGTCCTTCTGATTTGGTCATTTTCATAACATCAACAAAGTCTTGGAATACTCCTGAACCTGTTGAAGTATATTCACCAATCTTATCAGATAAGTCTTTATAGTTATCTGCTAATTGATCTACTGTTACACCTGTTGAGCTTAAAGCGTATGCTTGTGCTCTTAATTCTTTTGTTGTTAATCCTGCTGTATCAGCAAGACCACGCATTTGTTTTTCTGCTTGGACATAAGCTGTAGCCATTTGTTCTGCCACAACTACGGCTGCTGCAACGGCTGTAACTAATATACCTAAACCTTTTGCACTAGCCTTAGATGATTTAACCAAGCTTTTTTTTGTTTTTTTTGAGTATTTTTCTGTGTCTTTTTGTGCTGCTTTTAATTTACCTGTGTATTGAGCTGTATTAGCAACAAGTGAGACACTTAAACGCCCAACGTTTGCAGTCTTTGCCATCTTAATTATCCTTATAAGTATGACGTCTGACCCGTCAAGACGTCAACAATGTTTCTAATTCACTTATTAAATATAAGTCTACTTTTTTCTTTTTAGATTCTATCTCTATCTGTTCTTTTATTTTTTGCTTAATCAATTTAACACCGCTTTCATTAACCATACCACCAAAGCTATTCCTAGCAGCAATGAGTAATGATTTTGCTTTTTTGACATCTTCGTGCTCCAACCAATCTGGTGTGCCTTGTTTTAAGTATGGAAATATCTCTTCTGGTGATCTTAAATCTTTTTTATCACGGACATCTTTATTCCATAATATTGAAGCAATTCTACCGTCTCTTTGAGCTTGTGCATCGTGTGTAAATGGATTAATACTGTTTAGAGCCATAAACTCCATAATTGTAGAACTTGGTAGACTCTCTACATATTCAAGAGTCCAACCAGTTGCTATAACTAATTTTAGACAGAAAATTCTATACGGGTCTTTTATTAGTTTCCCGCTGTTTCTCTCTCATCACCACCTGTAGCTACTTCCATTATTTTAGTAAATAACTCATCAAGCACTTCTGGTGACACTTCTTTCAATTCTTCTTTTTGTTCTTCAGAAAATAATTTATTTCCTTTTTCATCGTGAAGACATTCAGCAATAACTAACTGCTGTTGTTCAACGAATGACTCAGCGTTAATAAACGCCTGTCTGATTAATGGTGTGAATTCTTTAACTAGTAATTTATCACCATTAAACTCAATCTCTTTTAATTTTACTTTATTTTTTAGTATATCTTTTGCTGTTAACATTTTTTATTCTCCATATCTGATTAAAAAGGGATGCCAAATGGATATGGCACTTGGACTTAATCCCAATGTTATTATTTTTTTATTTTTACACTTCTTCCTGCATTGCAGAAATTGCACCATCAATAACAAGTGTAAATGTTACTGTTCTTACTGCATCAAATTCACTTGATAATGATTTTGAAGACACTAGTGCGTCAAATGTTACAAAGTTGCCGTTCACACCGCCACCGTCTAACATTAAGTATTTAACTTTAGTTCTTGTAGAGTTTGTGTAATATTGCTCTAAAAGTTGGAATGAAGCATCAGAAGGGTTTAAGTTAACCACAACTTCAACTGAACCAGCCGTAGCTGAACCAACTAACTTTCTTTGATATTTAACACCATACTCTGGTACGTCAATGACTGACGCTTCATCACTTACTTCACTAATAGACTGAACGTTTGTTATTTCCGTGTCATAATCCACTGTGTCAGTGACAAATATTTTTGTGAAGTTGGCTAAACTTATATCTGTTAATCCTGCCATCTTTTTTCTCCTAATTTATTTTCTTACTATAATTTTTACGTTTATTGTTTCTTCGTGCGTATCTTGTTGATAATTATATAAACTTTGATTATTTTCTATTCTTATCATTAAAACATTGCTTTCTACGAATTCACCAGAGTAATTCTCTAACTCACTCATTAACTTTTCTGCTATTTTATAAGTTTCAGAAGCTGATTTACTAATAACAAATACTTGAAAATCTCTATCGATAATATCAGACTTAGATAAAGAAGAATCATTGTTTCTCCTAAATCCTGTATTTCTATAAACTATTGCTGGTAAATCTGCACTTGCTGGTATGTTGTTTGGATAAGCACTCACACCTGAAACATATTCAAGACTGTTCTTTAACTCTTCTTGTATCAACATTATTTCTTCCTTAAATATTTTTCTTGTTTCTTGGCTTGTGTCATTATTTCGCTACCCAATTCTTTGTAGAATATTGATAAAACCTCACCCTTATTATCATACAACGCTGGTTGCATAAAAGGTCTAGGTTGTATTTCACCAAATGTGTAGTCGAATGGTTGAGCTGCAACTTTATCAAATACATGTACTTTTTTTATTGTTACTGGATCTCTACCATATTCTGTGACTAATGCATAATCTTCTGTATCTTTACCAGTCTTAACAACAACCTTTAACTCATTTTTCTTTGACTTAGAAACCTTACCACTTTTTGTTGTTGGTAATATATTAACACTTGTTGACATTTTTATATCATCTCTAAGCTGACCTGCTTTTGCATTTTCTCCACCTTCTGTTTTTAATACAGGGGCATTTTTCTTAGCTGAGAATAATACAGGAGCCATAGCCATTTTTCCTGAGTTTCTTAGTGCTGCTTTTCTGAACTTATCTTCAGTTAATTTATCAAGAGCTTTATCTAGTTCTTTAAATCCAGAAAACTTAACAGTTTCTCTTTTTATAGCCATACTAAACTCTCTTTGTTGCTGTAATGATTAAATGTTTATTCTCTTCACGATAATTGATAACAGAAGTTATATCATATTCACACCCTTTAAATATAATAAACATATCACTTGTAGGATTGATAATACTTTTGTTATATCTTGTCTTAAATTCAGTAATAGTATTATTACCTGTTCTATTAGAGTTATTGTCAGTGCTTGACTTTACATTTACTTCACACCATATTTCTTTAACAAGTTCTTTTCCTTCAACTTCACCAAAGCTATTTCGTTTATCACTATCTTTAACAACTTTTAGTCTGTTTCTCATTCTACCTGCTCTCATATAAACTCCTTAGATTGTATGCAATCTGTATGAGTCTAAAAACATTGTAGCTTTAAATGGAACAGAATAAGCGTTAACACCATAGCTAACTTCTTCTCTTACTTCATACATTGTGCCAAATAGCATTAATATACCTTGTAATATTGCAGCAGGTAACTGACCAGATTTATAACCGCATTTGTAGTTAATATTAAAATCAGTATAGTATTTATATTGTTTTGATATTTCCACAACGTCTGTGACTATATTGTATGAATAATCAATATCTTCATACTCACCAGTGCTTGGGTTTTTAGCTTGAACTGAAACAATTTCAGTGGAATCATAATCAAGAATAACTTGTTCTTTATATTCTTTAAATGTTCCTAATATTAAAGCTTCTGTAAAATACCTGTTTGTATATTTTTCAGCTTGGTCTATTGCTGCTTGACATATAATCGTCATTAACTGTTCGTCATAAAGATCATCTTGTCTAATGTATTCTTGAAGCAAAGATATAGAAATTAAGTCTTGTGGATTATCTCTTTCCATTAATTTTGTTCTTAGCATTTTTGCTCCTTACTTATAAAAAATAGGGCTGACAAAGCAGCCCAAAATATTTCTGTTATATTTTACTGATATAAAAGCCTAACTCTCGCCAAGTTTTACCTATATCTTTTTCTGTTAGATCTTCCGTAAGTGTTACTGTCGTTTTACATATAATCTTGTCGCAAAATTTACTACACCTTTTTAGTAGCTGTGCTTTTGTATATGTTGTTCTTTTTGCTGCTTCTCTGACGGTTATGTATTTACCTTGCGGTGTAACCCAAAACCCTATGTGATTGGTATTAAAATTTCCTTTTATACCTCTAACATAATGAAGTCTAGCATTCTCATAACTCCTACTATTAGTTTTATTGGAGTTATTACACATAAACATATACGCCTTTGCCATCTTACATCTTCTGTATCCACTATACATCTTAAACAAAAGATAGTGTGCTAAAAAATGTTCCTTTGCAGTAAGTTCCACAAGATTATTATTTTCATCAAGACCACCTAAAGAGCGTGGTTTTATATGATGTTTTTCTTTGTAACCAGATAAAGGTTCTTCCTTTTGTCTTACTTGTGCTTTTTTTATTAAGTTATTATACAGCTTTTGATAATTCATCAGAAAAGTCCTAAACAAAAACAAAAGGGGTCAAGAAGACCCCAAAATTATAAGTAATTATGCAGAAGCTGCAATGATTACTGATTTAACTGCGTTAGAGTCACCAACGATTGTACCTACTCTCATTTCCCAGTGGTAGTTTATATTACCTGGTACTAAGTAAGGGTTACGTAGCATTGTCATACCAACGTAGTTGATTCTCTTGAAACCAACGTTCAAATCACCAAAGATGATTGGGTGGTTGCCGATTGTTGCAGCGTCTTGCAAGAATGGTTCAACTTTTACAGGGTATCCGAATAGGAAACCTTTAGCTTTACCAGAAAGGTCAGCTTGTAAGTAATGAACATTGTTTGCATCTTTCATTTGAGATAGACGCTTGAAAGTTTCTTTATTAACATAAAACTTAGCATTAGCTTGGTAAGGAGTTAATAGAGAAATCTCTAAATCTTTCAATAGATCGATTAACTCTTGGTCGTCAGTTGGTAAACCACCACCAGTTGTACATTCGATAGAGCCGAAAGTATCTTTGTTTCTTGTGTCATCTCCTTTGATAGATTCTACTGCGTCAAAGTGAGCTAATAGACCTTTAGGGTTATTACCAGCACCGTCACCGTCAATGAAACCTTGTGCCATTACACGACCTGCTTCAACTCTTGTGTCGTTGATTAAGAAAGATTCTAGATCATATTTAGGATCAAGAGCTGCTTCATTAGTAATGAAGTTATCAACTGTAAGTTTTGCGAATTTCGCAGAGATTTTCACGAATGTTGGACCACCGTTTGTAGATGGTGCAGTGTTTGAAGTATTCTCAGAACCCCAAACAGCAGTTGATCTACCAACTTGAACGATTCTTGAATAATCAACAGAACTTACTGTCTCAACACCCATATCTTGTACAAGTGCGTAAGCTTCTTGTGCAGGTATTAAAATGCTTGCTGCTAATTCTTCAACGATTTGGTCTTGAACACCTGTTGAACCAGTTGTTATTGATTTCTCATTAACGATAGTTTCTACTGGCATACCTTTTTCATCTTTACCGCTTTTAGCTACTGACCAAAAGTTTTTTTTAGCTACTTCTAATTCGTCTTTTTTAGTTTCTACTGGCATATTTACTCCGTTTGCTTTTACTTCTGCCACTTCATCTTGAAGTTTTTCGATTGTTTCGTTTTGTTTTTCGATTGTGTTATTTAAGTCTTTGATTTCACCAGCAGTTGCTTCTTTTGATTCTACTACTGCGCTTGTGATTTTTTCTAACTGTTTTTCAATTTTATCAGACATTTTGTTTTCTCCATTTTGTCATAATTGTTTTTTTTTTTGTTTTATACTATTGCATTTCGCATAGTTTTTTTTCTGAATACAGCATAGCGCAGTATTAAGATTTTTTCAGAGCTTCTAATAAACTATCTAATTTAGATTCTATATTCTCTTCAGATTGTTTTTTAGATATCTCTAATTCTTTTTGTTCTAATGTTTCTTCCATTTTTTCGGATAGATTGTCAACATTCGTTTTTTCTTCTTCATCTTGTTTCTCTATAACTACTGAGAACTCATTAAGCATATCTATCAAGATTCTTAATTCTTCTGGTGTTAAGTTATCAACTTTTGACCAAAGGAAAGAATAAATATCAGAAACTGTCTCAACTTTACCATCTTCATAGAAAGTCTTATAACCTTCTGCTATAATAGTCTTTGAGTTTTTACGTGAGAAGCCTAACTCTTTTAGTGCTTTCTCTAATTGTGTCTTTGTTGGTTTTTCTCCACTTTCATTCATAGATTTAACAACTTCGACTTGTGATTGTTCGTTACAAGGAAGCAATACAATACTAGCTTCAATAAGATCTAATTCTTTTAGTAACTTTGAGCCAGATTTTGAATCAAATTCTGTATCAACTTCAAAATAACCGATTGAGATGCCTTTGATTGCACCCATCTTAATATTGCTATATAGTTCTTGACCCAACTGTGTATCTAAATTAAGTTGACCTTTACCATATAGACCTTTTTCGTCTTCATAAATCTCTGTCCATACACCTGCTACTTTTTCGTGATTGTGTCCGAAAAGCATAGGTAAAACATTCCCTGAATCTTTAATTCTTTTAATAGATTTAGAAAATGCACCTTTCTGTGTGTTGTCACCGATTCTGTCGATATGGTCAAAGGTATTTAAATAACCTTCAATCTTTCCATCTTCTGTAAGTGACTTGACATTAAGATCGATTGCTTTTTTATTCAGCATTCTCATCTCCTGTTTCTTCGTTATTATTTTCTTGTTTTGGTTCTTGTTCTGGTTTTATTTTCTGAACATCTTCTATCGAACCTAAAGTATGATTGTTTGTGTCTACCGCAAATACATCTCCACCATCAACTGGTGGTAATCCTAAACGCTCACGACCTTCATTAATAGTAATCATAGAACTCTTAAACATTTTATCTACAATTTCTGCTGTTGTTGAAGCGTCAGCTCTCGTAAATTTAGAAGTATCAAATCTAACCCTGTAACCTTCTGGTAAATGTAAATTTAATGCATTCTCAAATTTAGTTACTAATGCACCTAATGTTGAGTTATAAAAGAATCTATTCATTTCTTCTACTGAGTTAAATGAAATACCAGTGTTGTAGCCAATCATCTGTGGTGGAACACCTTGTATTCTGCATATTTCTTCAACAGAGTTTTTTCTAGATTCTAATAGTTGTGATTCTCTTAAAGATACTTGTGCGCTTTTATATGTTAGACCTTCTTCAAGAACTGCCAATCGATGTGCTTTATTTGTTCCCAAATGTCTGTCTTCAAATTGTTGTATAAGTCTTTTTTGTGCGCCTTCAGTTAATGTTTTTTTAGATTCTAAGAAACCACCAGGTGCTGAACCATTCTTATAGAATGTTGAAGCGTGTTCTCTTTCTGCTGTTGATAAACCCAAAGATTCGCTTGCAACGTCAACCATATCCAAACCTTTATATGTATTGTAAGCTATCCCACGTATGTGTAGAATATCTTCACTATTATAAGTTCTAGTGTTTCCATTAGGAAAAGTAACTGTGTAAGTCACTGAGTTATCCATTTGCTCATTAACGCTTACGCTGTGAGCTGAGTTGAATGGTTGGATTTGTATTATTTCTCCACGAGCATTCTTAGTTATATGTGCATAGTAATTTCCTGCAACACTCAAATGACATATACCAAGTTCTAGTAGCTCTTGTGTCGTTTGTCTTTTATTTGGCTTTTTAGTAAGAGCATTAAACATTTTACCTTTGTTTATTTTTACTTCTTTACCTTCGGAATCTACTCTAAAAATTTCAAGTGGTAATTGACCAAATGTTTGTGCTTTAACTACAACACATGCAATAAAAGTTGTATCTTTTAAGGCTGTTTTGTCATTTACGTTTATACCTGAACTAGTAGCAGTCCCACCACCTCTTATATAACTAAGGAAACTAGGGTCATTTAATTCAACACTTTTCTTATTATCGATAAATGCCATTTTTTCTCCTTTTTTATAATTGTATTATGTCTCTATCTTCGTATACTGAAGATTCATCTATATTCAACACAATAAGTTTCATTGCAGTTAACACAGCTATTATTGAGTCAACTTTTGCGTCATTTTTACCTACTGGCTTATGAACCATTATGTCTTGAAACATTCCCTCTTTATACACAGCATTTGATGCACAAAAATGGAACACTTTATCTTCTTCGTTATAATTGACCATACCTTCAAGCACAAGGGCTTGAAATAGCTTCGCTGGTTCTGATAAACCAAAGCCCTGTCTTACGTCAACCATTATTATATTTTCTGCTAATAAGTTATTAGCTAATTGGTTAGCTCCAGCAGGGTCGTAAGCGCAAGCTTTTACGTCAAACATTTGATTTGCTTCTCTTATATGTTCTTCTATAACATTAAAATCTGTTGTTTCTGATTCTGTGAATATTACACAGTCTTCTTCTTCCCAATTTATATATCTTTGCTTCACTGAACTTTTTACACGCTTTAATACACCACGTGGCAAATAGTTTCTTGTGAATATATCAACACTTCCATCTTCGTTAGGAAATATATAAGCTAAACTACACAAGTCAGTTCTTTGGGCTAAATCAAGACCTAGATAGACTTCTCTACCTGCATAGTCGTCAAAATCTATTGGTTGAGCACATTTCTCAAATTCAAGCATATCCAAATATGCGTTATCTTGTTGAGATACAAACCTATTACAGTGCTTTGTGATAAAATCGTTACGTTGAACCATATTCATCTGTGCTTCTGCAAGTTCTGATTTAAGATTCTCTAATGATACTGCGTGACCAAGAGAAGGGTTTGCTTTTATCCATACTTCTTCATCGTCATATTTATCATTTTCGTCTATTGCGTATTCAATACCAAAATATCTATCGTCATTTGTTATATCTGCATTAACTTCTCTTATATGTGACATTATATTGTGACATATTCCGTCCATATCTTTACCTGCTGTTGTAATAGCAAATAGTAAAGGGTCTTTTGAAGCTCCCATACCCGTTTTTAGGGTATTGTATACGGATGCATCGGTATGAGCGTGAAGCTCATCAACTACGGCTACTCCTGAAATACGTTTACCGTCCAAAGATTGAGCGTCTGATGATACACTTTCCATTTTTCCATTTGTTGATAGACATTCAATGTGATTAGAATAAATCTTAAACATTTTTCTTATACCAGCACTGGCTTTTTTAAGCATTTCCATAGCATCGTCAAGAACGATACGTGCTTGCTGTCTAGTTCTTGCTGCTGAACAAGAATAAGGCTTACCATTTTCATTGACCATAATGCCCCAGACACTAAGTATAGAACATAAGAATGATTTAGCGTTACCCCTTGCAACCATAACAAAAGCTTTTTGGAATCTTCGCTCACCCGAACGTTTACCTGATTGGTAATAGAAACCCATAATGTTTGTTATTGTGAATATCATCCAAGCCATTAAATGTATTGATTGATTAACTAATGGACCTTTTACGTGATTAAGTGAATTCGCAAACAGTATAAGTAAGTCAACTTCTTCTACATCTAAAAATAAATCTGCCCTATCCAATATATCTCTGGCAAATCTCTTACAAGCATTAGTTGCTTGAACACCAGTTTTTTTTTCACCTGAAATTACATCATAACAATACTGGAACGCTGCTTGGTGTCCTTGGAAATATTCTGAATTAATACTATTACCATACATATCAACTAAGTCAGGTTCGTTTTTTTTATAGTTAAAGTGTTCTATTTCACTTAAATTAACTTTATACATATTAACTTCCCTTCTTTCGTCTCTCCATTCTATCTTTAAGTGCAATCTCAAATGGGCTTAACGCCTGTGCTTCTGCTTGTTCTAATTCAAGAGCGGATCTGGCTTTTGGAGTGAATCCAATTTCTTTTGATATTGATTCTATTGTTTTACGAGCTTCTCTTTTTATTAATATTGAAGGGTTGGTTGTTTCTTTATCATAGTTTCGATCACCTTTCAGAGTGATTATCTTTCCACGTTCTTCAATATCTTGTCTTGCTTCCATAAAATCAATAACTGCATCGACTAACATACATACTAAAAGAGTGTCAGACTTCTTTAATACCTCATTTTCGTCAAGAGCAAGGATTTGTTTAAATATCTTAATTTCGTCCTTACTTAATAGCCAAGAAGGTGCTTTAATGGTATTTTTTCTAGCCATATCAACTCCTTTTGTTTTTTTTTGTTATTTTTATTTATTTTATTTAGTTTTTTGGTAACAATAAGGGTGTCCCCAAACTGTCAATAATATGTTAAGTTTATGTAAAAAAAGTGTATAAAAACCGCTAAAAATAGGCATTTATTTAACATTTGCTCAATTCGCCAGATTTTGGGGGTTTTGAATTTCGTAGTAAAAAGTGCGTAAAATTAGGTTAGCGGGGGTTCTCATAGAGGGTAGGTTTATAAGGCTACCTACCCCCCTATATAAATATATTTTTTTATTTATTTTTTTTTATTTTATTTGGTAAAAGATAAGGCACATACATACCTTATCAATTAAATTTTATTCTGCAAAGCAAAAGCTTCTGTGTGTTACTTCTATATTATCAATAGGTTCAGCATTGCGTTCAAGAATATCATCAAAGTTAATATCATTAAATGCTTTAACAAAACCATAATATATATTCCTATTGTTATTTGATTCACGATATTCACTACTAGTATCATTATCAACTTCATAATATAATGATAGTTTTGTTGTTCTTTGCATATCTCCTAGATACTCATTAATATTTAAATCAACTGAGACATTAAGCTTACCTGTTTTTACATATGGATTTACTGCTACTGCTGTTGCTGTGTATTCTCTGTATTCGCAAGACTGACCATATAGGTTTGCGTTAATACTATTTAATATATTTGTCATAAGGTTCTCCTTTATTTATTTTATTTGGTAAAAGATAAGGCACATACATACCTTATCAATTAAATTATTTATTTATATATTTATCAACTTACTATCTAGTTAAAAGAATTATATAAAAATTCGTCTATTGATTTATCACACTCAAAGAAATCTATCCTAGAATCATTTATATTGTAATCTATATCTTCAAGATAATAATCTTCAAAATCAATAAAGTTATTGTATCTATCAGCTTTCTCTACTGCAATATTTATAGCTGTATGAATAATCATTTGCTTTAAATCTTTATCTTCTATACTCATAGCATTTAATGTGGCTGAATAAAATACTTTTTCGTCTGTTGTTGATTCTATATGTATAACATTATTAATATTATTTATAGCTAAATAACCAAAATTATATGCTTGCTCTGATATTGTGTTCGCAAATTCTAATATTGATTCCATTTGTGAATTTATAAAAATAGACTTAGTAAGCATTGTATGTTCTTTACCAGTTTTAGTATTGATAGTCATAATAGGTTCTCCTTTGTTATATGATTATTGCTAATTATAATTGTATTTTATAATAACGATAAGTCAAATAATTTATATTTAAATAATTTATATTAACAATAAATAAAAGGAAAAATAATTAATAAAACCCATAATTATACCAATGCTTTACCTTCTGCTAGTGCATCGTGTATGTAGTCTAGTATCTCTTTGTATAGTTCTTTATCAATATCAAAAGAATCAAAGAATGGTTTAAATCTTAAATCAATTTCGTTAGGGTCACTCTCATTGACACTAACAACAGCTTGAATATAATACTCACCATACTTAATTATCACACCGTCTAATATTTTTAGATTAAGGATATAATTACTCATTGTTATTCTCCTTCAGACTGTAATAACCTTTCCTACCTATCCACTCTCTTACTGCTATACTCTTATCAAATATCTTATGCTCTTTAATAAGATTAGAAGCTTGAAGAATAAATACTGAAAGTTCTGAAAGTATTACCAGATTATTATTATCATTATCTTTTTCTAATACATTAGCTATATTATTTCTAACTGTTAGACCTTCAATGTTTGTAATGTTTATTGTTATTGGTGAATGAATACCAAGTGAATTCATAGACTGTGTTACTTTGTTTAATTCCATAAGGTTCTCCTTTATTTAGTTTAATTATTTGGTAATAGATAAGCAATAAGCTCACCTATTATATTTATTTATAAATCTTCAATCTCCAAAGCTTCATACTCATAAAGACCACCAATCTTATTATCTTTAATATATCCACCATTGTTAAGAACAGTAAATAAATCATTTGTAATATATATGCACTTAGTGTTGTCGTCATACTGACTTATTATGTGCTCATAGACTTCTTTTGTTGTCATTGTGTTTTTCATTAGGTTCTCCTATTTATTAACAATATTAGATAACTTTAATTCAAGTGAATCAAAATCAAAAGATCTAAAGTTATTTGCTGTATGTTTTACTGTTTTCTCTTTACCGTCAATACAAACAAAAGAAATAAAAAACTCTACATCATATATCATTTTGTTTTTTCTCTTTCCTTTTTCTTTATACTTAAAATCCATTGTTTTTATCCAATATCTATAATCTGGTCTTGTTATTTCCCTGAAAATAAATTTAATTTTTTCTTTATATTCAGAACAGTAATGTTTTGTCTTACAGTATTCATTAAACTCATTGTAATTCATTAGGTTCTCCTATTATTGAATCTTTGCATTAATTTATTTGTTACACTTAATTCAGAATCTGAATAATTCTTTTTGTATTTTTCATAGTATGGTTTATCTTCTATCTTACAACCGTCAAGCTCAACTACAAATTTCATAAGATTCATATAGTTTATGTGTGCTTTAATATCTACTGTATTAGTGCAACCACGTATGACGCCAAGACCTTTACTCTTTAAATAGTCAACAACAAGTGTTGTGTCTTGTTCTTCTGTTTCTTTTGTATCTCTTAAATATATATCAGTTTTACTCATAAGGTTCTCCTTTGTGAATTTATTTGGCGGTTAAACAGAACCAACTATTTAACCATAAAATGTTATATAATGTGGAATCGAACCAACCATACTACAACCTCCACGGTAACACCTATAAACGACAATGCATATAGTTTATAAGTATCGTATTTTAATATACTGCGCCTCTACCTTATTGGGCTATCTTATATAACAAGTGTGAATATTTTTGTGTTGTTAAATTATCAAACACATTAACCGATGGTGGCAATATTCATTCCATTTGTATTTAGACAGATTAAATCTATCCAAACATATAAACAATGATAATCAATAAGCGTTTCGAACCACTTAAAGATTAAACATTGAATATTTAACAATCTATAAAGTCTTCAAATACTTTAATTTAATTATATATACGAGGATTCGAACCTCTATCTTCCACTAACACGTGGTTGCTCTACCATTGAGCTAACTTTTTAAGTTGCGCCAATATAATTAAACGTGAAATAAATTAGTTAAATATTTTTATTTGGTGTTAAAGCCACCTAAGTGGCAATAACAATACAACAACTGGCATTTCATAACTTTGCTTGATTAGTTGATTAGACTAATTCTTTAACGGTTTCCGTGCTTATTATTTTTTCAGCAGTAATCAATCTGCTCTACCATATTGTAGTGATATCTGGATTATATCTGTATTGTATTATAATGACCCAATACAAGGGTGCTATCCCAGTGCCATACAAAACTAATTGTATCTTATCTTTATACACCATTGGCAAAATAAATGGTGTGTTTTTATCGGTCACGTTTAATGGCAGTGAATCGCCAACTTTAAACCTCACACTTATGGTAGTGAATCTCCAAATTTAAACCTCACACTTATGGTAGTGAATCTCCAATTAATTAAAATAACCTTTTACCGTCGAACATATCACCGTCAACAATTTTTGATTTAATCATTTTATACTTTAATCTATAACGAACAGATTTTAGCTTCATTGATAAATCAAAGTCTTTTTCTTCCCTTGCTTCTTCAATCATTTGTTCTATTATTATCAGCTTTTCTTTGTTAGTCATATTAAACTCCAAAATTAAGCTGTGCATAATCTAAAACGTCTTGGTCATTATGTCTCAAATATATTATCTTTTTTCTTATCTCATATATATGTTCACAGCAAGCTTCTGTAATTACTCCATTATGCATATCCATAATAACACTTAAATCAAGCATAGTTGATAAGTTTATATCTATCTTAGATTCTGGTATGTTTGGGTATAATTCCATTAAATCTATTTTCATTGATATAACTTCTTTGTTGTTGTTTATTATATAAGTGTGTATAGATTCTTCAATTGATAATTTTTTAAGTATTTTATTTATATCTAATGTAATGTCAATCATAAGGTTCTCCTTACATTTGTTAAATTTGGTAAACCATAAGAGTTAACTTATGGCTTAAGATTGTCTCATTTTGTAATTAAAATCAAGGAGGATACTAAAATTGAGACATATTTTTTGCTATATCATAAACATTAAATCTAATTCGTCAATCATTTCCTGATTTGTAGTAAACTCAGTTAATAATATTTTGTTTAATTTTTTTAATGATTTATTTATTTTTATTATTTCATTCTTATTTACAGTTATAGAGAATACAAATGTTGGTTCTACAAGAAGCATACACCACAACTCTTTTCTAGTTAAAGAATGTTCTGAAATATAGTTGAGATAATTATTAAAGGTTATTGAATGAACTAAGGCAGATTCTATTATCTTATTCTTGTTTTTATTTAATATAATTTCTGAGGCATTCATATTTATTCCTTTACATAATTTTTTGTAAGAACTTCTGTTATTAACTTTTCACACATTTTTACGTCAAGTTCTTCAAAACATATATCAAGCTCGTCTTTATCAACGTCTAAATCCATAGTGACTTCCATCATTAATTCAATTGCTGTTTTGGCTTCTCTTACTTCTTCTTCTGTAAAACCTGTGTCATTAGCTATTAACTGTTCTTGTGTGTTAATACTATTTGTTTTATTAACTTTCTTACTATCTTCTTTACTAACTTTATTTCTACTATATTTTTTACTGTTATTAGTTTTATTATTATTCTTAGACACTAACACAATATTTTTTTCTAATCTACTAATTTTTTGTCTTTTTATTTCTTGTTTCTTTTCTTCAAGTTGTTTCTCTAAATCTGTTATTATTATTTTTTTAGGTTCTTCAACTTTCTTTATCTCTACTATTTCATTTTTTGGTAAATTAAGAGTTGTAGCTATCTTGTCATAGTTATCATAAAATGTAATAGCTGGAATAGACATTACAACACTTAATAACATTATTTTCATTGCGTTTATAAACATAAGGTACTCCTTAGAACTTCGCTCTCTCTCTAAGGTACCATCAAAACTTTCTAGGGTCTTCTTCTATTCCAATTTCTTTTATATATTCTTCATAAAACTCATTGATTTTATTGTCTTTTCTTGCCTTCTTAACTCTTGCTGTCTTTCTATTGTGGCAATCGTGACAAAGACATTGTAAGTTTTCTTCATAAAGAGCTAAGTCTTCTCTGTCTTTTATTTCTATTATATGGTCAACAACGTCAGTAATCTCCCCACATAATTCACAAAAAGGATTCTTTGTTCTTTTGTTCTTACTTAATAACCTCCAAGAAGCTGTATTATAGACTTTATGATGTTCATAAACTCGCTTTGGTCTTTGCTTTGCTGTTTTTCTATGTTTAGGACAGTAATTAGAACCATCCATATTTATAACACTGCATCCTTGTGCTCGACAAGCTTTTGGTTTATTCATAATCTTCATCCTCACAATCACTGTTTAACCATTCCCTTAATTCTTCTACAGTGTCAAATTTAGGCAACAATCTACCTTTTTGGTTCATTGCTTCTTTCATTCTATCTAAATCAAAATAAGCGTAATCGTTAGAATCTTTTTCAGTAAAAAACTTTGATTTAAGGTTTTCACAAGGTTTATCTCTTTTTTGATTTTCCAAGAACTCTAGCTCGTCATCGTCAAAGAATCCTTTACCTTTAACGCCTCTATTATCAACGCCTTTTTGTTTTGATAACCATTCTATATATTCTTTTGGCAATGGTGATTCACTAAATTTAGGTTCTTCTGTTCCTTGCCATTTAAACAAAGTTTCATCTTCTCTTTGTGCTTCAAAGTCTGTGTTTTTCATTAAATCTTTTATATTGTATTTTTTTTTATTGTCTTTACTCATTTTGAGACTCCAAATCTTTGTTATGTAGATAATAGAAACTGATACAGAAATCAATCAAGAAATAATAATATGATAAAAATATTAATGTATTGTCATTAACAAAATCTGCAAATATATACAGAAATGATAATATAAACTTAGATATTATAAAAAATATCAATGGTATTGTTAATTTCATAAGGTTCTCCTTTTTTTGTTTTGGTAGTGCAACAGAATAACTGTCACACTATATTTTATTTATCTTCTGTTTTTGTTATAGCTTTGTTTTTAGGTTTAGCAGCTTGCTTTTTCTTGACAGGTGCTTTTTTCTTAACAACCTTTTTTTCTACAACTTCTTCTTTTTCTTTTATTACTAAATTTCTGTGAGAAATACATAAGCCTGATTTATGACCGTAATTTCCCATCCCACATAGTTTACATTTATTCATTAGGTTCTCCTTATTTTATATTTAACCAATCTTTAAGTTGTTTGTGATTGTTAAAAAATGGCATTTCTTTTTCAGCTCTTTTCTTATCAATCAACAAATCAAGTCTTCTCTTTGATCTAGATATAAGACTCAATCTTTGTTTTACGTTGTAATTTTCTGGAATGTTTATTGTTTCCATTAATATTTTTAATTTAAATTCACGCATTATACTTCCTCGACTTCATAAGAATAGAATACAGTCTCTGTTTCGTCACAAGATATTGATAATTCATAATCTACAAATCCTTCTGAGCAAGTTGTGTCAAAAACTAATAATCTTTCTGTTTCTGTTTCTAAGACTTGCATAGATTCTCTGTCTATTTTTAGTGCGTGTTTCTTTTCTAGTATGTTTAAATAATTGTTTATATTCATTAGGTTCTCCTTTTACATATATTAAAAACAAAAAAAGAGCCATTTCTGACCCTAATTTCTACTACTACTATTCTTTACTATAAATTGTATTTCCTATCTAAATATGCAGAACTGCACACTCTTTGATAGTCTTCATTATTACCTGCTTTAACCATACAGTCTTTTGCTAATTTGTTAAGTTCCTGTAGTGTATAAACTTGGTAAAACTTCTCAGTGACTAATCCTTGTCGCTTCAAATCTTCCTTGTTAATACCCGCATTAACCCCAAAACTAATAAATAATAATGCTAAAATAATTCTTTTCATAACTAAGGTTCTCCTTTGTCTTGTAATCATAGTAGCAACTATATTTCATTAGTCAAATAAAAATTAACTTTTTTTTATATTTTTTATTATAATACTGAAATATTACTTATTTTTAGGTAAAACATTTTTTATTGTGAATTTAACAAAACCATCATTTTGTGTTAAAACGTCCTCTGCTGTTAAGTGTAATTCCACTATATTATTATCATCACCACCTAAGAAATAGTTAGCAAACGTATCAATAATAGCTTTTGCCAACCCGTCAACGTCATATTTACTTAATTTACCAAAGTGCAATGATAATGAAAGATCAGATTCTAAGTCAACACCTGAGTTTAATACTTGCTCTTTTACTTTATCATATTCCCATCCAGCATAGCGTGTAAATATTTTATAATTTTCTGTGTTTGTTAATTGTGTTCCAACACCAACCTTAGCTCTATCAATAGTAGAAAGTGAGTTAATAAACGGCAACATATTTTCAGAGTTTAAATTGTTTCTATCAACTGCTGACTTAACAAATGTCCAGTCTATCTCGTGTATATAGTTAAAAGAGAAAGAATGTCTATTAAATATAAATTCACAAACTGGTAAATTGTTATTATTATTGTTATTTATTGTTTTTGTTGTTTCTTTGTAATAATCTTTATAGTCTTCAACGGGATCAAGAATAGGTTTTTGTTCTATTTCCAATACACATTCTGAGCTTTTGTCAAGATCAAGCATTACATACTTTAACAATAAATCGTGTTTTTTTTTTAGTTTATTATAATCCATAAGGTTCTCCTTAAATTTTGTTATATTCTTGGCAATAAAAAAGCCACTATAAAAGCAGCTCAATTATTATTTTTTATTTTATTCTATAATGTCGTCGTCATCATATCTGTAAGAATCATCCCTATCGTCAATTGCTTTTGGTATAAATCTTATTCCGTCAACACTTATTCTTACTTTTGTCTTTCCAGACTTTGTATCAGTCCATATAATATCACCCATATAATTTCCTTCTGAATCATATAAGTTAACTCCATTATAATTAGTTACTGATTTCTCTACTCTTGTTTCTAATACTCTTTTTTTACTTTTCATTTTAGGTTCTCCTAATTTTTATTCGCTACTATTAACACAGTTTGTGCATTTAAATTCAAAGCCGTCTTTTTTCTTATTCTTAACAGCGTGTAATGTTCTTGTCTTTTTACCACAGTGACCACATATTACATTAACGTTTCTATATGTCCAATTTATTTTCTTATCGTTCATAGGTTCTCCATTTTTATTTTTTTGTTTGATAATTTTATTTCTTTGTTTTTTATTGTTATTATTTTATTGTTTAGTTTTGTTTCTTTTGTTTTTATATTTTGTATTTTTGATTCAATCTTATTGTTTAAGACTGTTGTTTTGTTCTTGAATGTTATTTGCATAAGGTTCTCCTTAATTTTTTTTATCCTGCTGAGTTATAAGCGTTAAAAGTTATTATAGATATAAACACACAAAACAATGCTAATGATAATACGTCACTTGCATTTGTGAATCTTCTGTATATATAACAATCTGCGATAGCCATAACTATAAATGATATTGGACATAGTAATATTATTGATTGTAGTATAGACATTACTCACCACCTTTGTTTTTTTTACGGTTTTGTATTTTATATTTAATCACAAATTTAATAACTGTAAAATAAAAGTGTGCATAAACATACCATATAAACAAATGTTTTTTTATTTTATTTAGTTTCTTCATTTTGTTCTCCTAAATTAAACCAAGTGAAAAGTCAAACAAAAAGACTATAATAAGATTTACTGGTGTTACATACACGAATGTCTTTAAGCAGTATGTTAATATATTCAACTTTAATAAATAAAGTATGTCTTCATCATCCAAAGGTATAGGATTTGTTTTTGTTCTTTCTTTTGTTATTTTATATACACCATTCAATACTCTTAATCTTAAAAAGTTAAATGTGTATTTTGCTGAATAGAATATAGCAAGGACTGTGTTTAGTACAAGAATATAACTTATAAATTGAAGTGTTGTTAAGTTTTCCATAAATTTG